AGCAAATCACCCTCGCGTCCCACGAATACGCGCTTTGCATCGTCGGTGAGCACAACGGCGATGGGCAATGGTGGGTGTTGTTCAGAGATCTCGTCGGCATCCCGATTCCCGCAGGCGGCGAGCAGTTTATCGCGTGGTCTTCCAGCTCCGGCGAGCAACGCCCCTCCGACGAATCCACACCTAACATTTTCTGGGCCTAACCCACAACACGAATAGAAATCTATGAGCGCAGTCCCTCCATCCTTCCTCCCGCAGACATCCTTCTCCACGTTGGCCCAGCAGCCGATCTCCAGCACTGGCCTGCCTGGCTCAGAGCTCGACGGCGAGTTTGCCCGCGCCGCCGACAGCATCAATCAGATCAAGAACCGGCTCTCCGAGGTGCAGCGCGACGACGGCAAGCTCCGCAACAACGTGGTGAGCATCGAGTCGCTTTCAGAGAGCGTGCGAAACATGCTCGCCACATCTGGCGCTAGGCCGGTCACGTGGTCGGTCGGAGGCCAGTACGCGGTTGGGGACCTGGTGTCCAACCCTCCCAGCATGCCAGGGACTTTCATTTGCATTTTTGCTCACACGTCATCGAACGCCTTCACCAGCGACTTGGCCAACTGGGCACTCATCGCGGCCCCATCGGCAGCGGGCGTCCTCTACACCAACACGTTCATTGGTGACGGATCCACCACAGCATTTACGCTCACTCAGCAGCCAGCATCAAAGAACAACACGCAGTTATTCATTGATGGCATCTATCAACCCAAGGACGGCTACTCACTAAGCGGCCAGACCCTTACCATCACGCCCGCACCAGCGATCGGCTCTGATATCGAGGTAAGCATCGGCGCGCCATCCACATCAAACATTGTGACGGTAACTGACAACGCGATCAGCACATCGAAGATCGAAGACCTGGCCGTCACCACATCAAAGATTGCAAACCTGTCCGTGACTGACGCCAAGCTGGCCAATGGATCGGTATCATCGGTGAAGCTCGCCGACTCAGTGGTGTCCACTGATAAGCTGGCCGCTGCCGCCGTCACGTCCGACAAGATATTGAATTCCTCCGTCACTTCGGAGAAAATTGCCGCTCTATCCATCACTTCAGATAAGATCGTAAACAACTCGATCAGCTCATTGAAGCTCGCTGACAACGCCGTGGCTACATCGAAGATCGTTGATCTTGCCGTCACTGAGTCAAAGATCGCAGCGGGATCGGTTAGCTCTGGCAAGATCGCCGATAACGCCGTGACCCAGGCAAAGGCAAACAACATGCTTTTGCCCGCTGGTGCCGTGATGCCGTTTGCCATGAACTTGGCTCCGGCTGGGTGGCTCGCCGCCAACGGCGCCGCCGTCAGCAGGACCACCTACGCGGCCCTCTTCGGCGCTATCGGAACCACCTATGGCGCTGGTGACAACAGCACCACATTCAACCTTCCTGATCTGCGCGGTATTTTCATCAGCGGCAGCGGAAACCAAACCATCAACAGCGTCGAGTACAGCCGAACGTTTGCAGCCAAGCAGGGTGACACGCTTCAAAACATCACGGGTACCGTTGGCCAGTTTGACGCCGCTTTCGGCAACACGGTTTCAACAGGCGCGTTTACCACCACCCAAGTCAATGACACTACCGGCGGTGGCGGATCCGGCAAGTACCTCACCGCGGACTTCGACGCATCCCGCGTCGCTCGCACATCGACCGAAACTCGACCAGCCAACATTGCATTGCTTTACTGCATCAAAGCCTGACCGCATAAAACCACAAAAAAGTTATGAGCATCAAACGAGTCACCACCAGGGCCATCGAAGACAGCCAGATCACATCCGCAAAGATAGCAGATGAGTCCATCACATCAGGGAAAATTGCCAACAGCGCAGTAGAGTCAGCGAAGATCGCATCGGGAGCCGTGGATGCTACCAAGCTCGCGGACAACGCGGTGACGGTGGGCAAGATCACGGATGGAGCGGTAAGCCTGAATAAGCTCGCCGCCAACTCGGTGGACGCGGGTAAGATCGCTGATGGAGCAGTAACTCCAGCAAAACTTTCTACCGCAGGGCCATCTTGGAATAGTGCTGGAGGTACATTTACACTTAGCCAAGGGGCAATTGAACTAGGTACTGGGATCGAATCAAATAACCCTTCATTCATTGACTTTCATTCCTCGTTTCCACTTATTGATTTTGATGCTAGAATTACCCGTCAGTCTGGAGTAAATGGAATACTTGACATTGTTAACGCAGGAAATGGATCAATTAACTTCACGTCTACTGGAGGGTTTAAATTTGCAAATGCTCCAATGCCAAACCCTGCTGGAAATGCCCCCATTTTCGGCGCTCGCGCCTGGGTAAATTTCAATGGCTCCGGCACGGTGGCGATCAGGGCAAGCGGGAATGTAAGCTCCATTACCGATGGTGGAACTGGCGCCTATACGGTCAACTTCACGACGGCGATGCTGGACACGAATTACTCTGTCACTGTGACGGCGCGCCGCATTGACGCTAATAACGCCAACTTCTCTGCCACCCTAAAAGGCACCACATCGGCAAACACAAACTATCCCTTGTCAACGACAAGCTGTGAAGTCATTTGCGGGACACCAAGCAACAACGCCTTTGTGGACAGCGATGTGGTATGCGTCTCTGTATTTCGTTAAGATCAGCTCAAAGAAGTATAACTTATGGATAACCAACGCATCATCTACCAAAACGCCGAAGGCGGCATTTCCGTCATTATTCCAACGGGAGAAATACCGATCGAGGACGTGATTGCAAAAGACGTTCCAGCCGGAGTCGAGTACTCCGTGGTGGACGCGAGCGACCTTCCATCCGACCGCTACTTTCGCAAAGCCTGGCGCGCTACCGATGGCGGCGTGGAGATTGACATCGAGGCGGCCAAGGGCGTTCAGCGCGACAAGTGGCGCGAAGCCCGTGCGCCTAAGCTCGCTGCGCTCGACGTTGAGTTCATCCGCGCCATGGAGCAGGAAGATACGGTTCAACTGTCCACGATTGCCACCAAGAAGCAGGAGCTTCGGGACGTGACCGCTACGCCGCTTCCTGATGACATAGCCGGCATCAAGGAAACTTGGCCCGAAATTCTTTAATGGCCCGCAAGAAACAAGAGCTCTCGCCGCTTGAGCAGGCCGAGCTTCAGCTCAAGGCAGCGAAGCGCCTCCTCACCGCGAGGAAAGCGCAGGATAGCCTGCTGGATTTTGTCAGGATGATGATGCCTGATCCGGAGGATCCAGACAACACCGACCGCTCGCGCTACGCGATTGCTCGCCACCACGAGGTGTTCGCGGCCGCACTGGAGGCGGTGGAGAAGGGCGAGATTCCGCGCCTCATCATCACGGTCCCGCCGCGGCACGGAAAGAGCCAGCTCGCATCCAAGGCGTTCCCTGCGTGGTTCATGGGGCGCGACCCGTACCGCCAGATGATCGTGGCATCCTACTCGTCCACCATGGCCGAAGACTTTGGCCGCGAGGTGAGGCAATACATGCAAAGCCCCACCTACCAGCAGATTTTTCCCAACTGCCAGCTCCGCAAAGGCGGAGCATCATCCGACCGCATCCAAACAGAGCAGGGCGGCATTGGCGTGTTCGTAGGCGCCGGAGGAGCTCTCACGGGCCGCGGCGCGGATGTGCTTCTCGTCGACGACGCCGTGAAGGATAGAGAAGACGCCGACTCTGTGACCATGCGCAACAAGCTATGGAGTTGGTTCACCGATGTGGCCATGACTCGACTCATGGGTGGCATGGGGCGGGTGGTAATCATCATGACCCGCTGGCACGAGGACGATCTTGTTGGTCGCCTCACCGACCCGAACAACCAATACTACAACGCCGAAGAGGCGAAGCAATGGAAGATCATCCACTTCACCGCGCTTGCTGAGGACGGTGACATCATGGGGCGCGAAAAGGATGAACCGCTCTGGCCGGAACGCATCACCAAGGAGTTCCTTGTTTCCCAACGCCGGCTCAACCCACGAGGTTTCGCGGCGCTCTACCAAGGCCGTCCAGCGCCCGAGGAGGGCGACTTCTTCAAGCGCGAGTGGCTCGCCACCTACCAGCCCTCCGACCTCCCTCGCAACCTCCGCATCTACTGCGCATCAGACCACGCGGTCAGCACCGCCCAGGATCGCGACCCGACCGTGCTCATGGCCGCTGGCGTGGACGAGCAGGACAACATCTGGATCCTGCCCGACGTGTGGTGGCGCAGAGAGGAGACCGACAACGTGGTGGACGCCATGCTCGAAATGATGGCGCGCCACAAGCCGCTGATATGGTGGGCCGAGCGCGGCCATATCTCCAAGTCGATCGGCCCGTTCCTGCGCAAGCGAATGCAGGAGGAGCAGATTTACTGCGCGATCGACGAGGTGGTTCCGGTCAAGGACAAGCAGACGCGGGCGCAGGCGATCCGTGGCCGCATGGCCATGGGTAAGGTGAGATTCCCTGGCTTCGCCCCATGGTGGGAGGCGGCCCGCCACCAGATGCTCACATTCCCATCCGGTAAGCACGACGACTTCGTGGACACCCTGGCATATGTCGGCCTCGGGCTAGGCCGCATGACCACGGCCACCAGCCCCGTGCGCAAGAAGGCGGAGCCGACCACCGGCACCTTGGCGTGGGTGAAGCATCGATCCGACATCGAGGCCCGCTACAAAGCGCAAGCAAAAACTATTGCTGGTTTCTGATAAACAACATACACTAGCCACCAGACAGCCATGACCGAAGAATTTCAAGCACCAGAAGACAGCATTGAACCAATGACCACCGAGATGGCGGTCAAGAGCGGCATGCTGCGCGAGAAGCCGGAGATTGACGCGAGCCGATCGGCGCTGGTCAAAAAGTGGCAAGGCAAGATCCAGGAAGCGAAGGCCCACTGGAAAGACGACTTTAATCGCATGAAGGAAGATCAGGGCTTCGTCACCGGCGCCCAGTGGGAAGGTGTGGAGGACGATGACAAGTACACCGCCAACATCATCCAGCGGC